TCATATCCATTGGAATCAACATGTATCAGGATTTTATTTTTTAAAAGCAAGTGATAAAACATCTTATCCAATATTTCATGAACCAAGAACAGGTGCACGAGCTACAAAATTAAAACTAAAAAATAATAATGGTATATTTCATGGAACTGAATTAATTAATTTTAAAGTAAAACCTGGAACTTTAATTATTTTTCCAGGGTATTTAGAACATGAATTTGCAGTTGACTATGGTATAGAACCTTTTAGATTTATACATTGGAATATACAAGCTGTACCGAAGGAGATGGCTAAAGATGTCATTTAAAAAAAACAAATATACAATAATTAGACAAGCAATCTCAAAAGATTTAGCTACATTTGTTGCAAACTATTTTTCTATGCAAAAACAAGTTTATGACACATGTAGACAAACAAGATACATTTCTCCATATGAAACCTTAATAGGTTATTATGAAAGTGAGAATGAACAGATTCCAAATACCTATTCTTGTTATTCTGATATTGCGATGGAAACTTTATTATTAAAGTGTCAACCAGTAATGGAAAAGACAACAGGATTAAAATTATATCCTGCATATACCTATGCAAGAATCTATAAAAAAGGTGATGAACTTAAAAGGCACAAAGATAGATTTAGTTGTGAGATATCAACTACTATGAACCTAGGTGGTGATGACTGGCCAATATATTTAGAACCATCTGGAGAGACAGGTAAAAAAGGAATCAAAGTAGATTTAAAACAAGGAGATATGCTAGTTTATTCAGGTTGTGAATTAGAACATTGGAGAAATAAATTTAAAGGTAATGAATGTGTACAAGTATTTCTTCATTACAACAATCGTAAAACACCTGGAGCTAAAAATAATATGTTTGATAAAAGACCTCATTTAGGACTACCTTCTTGGTTTAAAAGGTAGTATATTATAATGGAGGCAGTGGACACCACCACATACCACCCGCTGTCTCCTTTATAATATTAATGAAAAAATTTATAGAACTTTTATCTGAGCCTATTTTAGCTTCTCCTGATCAACAAAAAAAAGAAATATGGGATGTTGAAGGAAGACTTAAAAATGGAAACCAAACTTTTAAATTTGATATAAGACCATTAAAACAAGTTAATAATAAAGTAGAAAAAATTGGTTACTTTCAATCAAAATCCGATAAAATGGTTTTTGAAACTATTAATCAATGGATCATATTTGACACTGAAGAATTACATAAATATGTTAAATCAAAAGATAAAAAAGATTTTAACATAGATGAATTGCTAGATAATTTGTCTTGGAATCTTGTACTTAACAAATAAATCTAGAATACTTTATATAACCTAAATATTAATATATAATACTTCTATGGCTTTAACAAAAATACCTTTTAGACCTGGATTTAATAAACAATTGACCGATACTCAGAATGAAAATAACTGGGTGGATGGGGATAATGTAAGATTTAGATACGGTCAACCAGAGAAAATTGGAGGTTGGGTACAAGAAACTTCTTCAGAATTAATAGGAGCTGCAAGAGCACAACATACATGGTCTGATTTAGACGGTAGAAAATATGCAGCTATTGGCACGAATAGATGTTTGTATGTTTATTATTCTGGAGATTTTTATGATATTACACCAATAGATCCTGACCGACAACAAACAGGTTCAGATATTACAACTACAAATGGATCTACAACAGTTACTATTACAACAACTGGAGCTCATAATTTAGAAATTGGAGATATACTTACTTTTGAAAATGCAGGTTCGTTTACTTCACCTGATACAGATTATACAGCAACTGATTTTGATGATGTGTTATTTGAAGTAAAAACAACACCAACAACTACAACATTTACAATTCAAATGCCAACAGCGGAAACAGGAACAGGAGCCACGAATGACGGAACTTTAGATCCACTACCCTACATTCAAGTTGGCCCTTTAGTTCAAACAGGAGGATATGGCTGGGGTGCGGGTTTATGGGGAGCTTCTACATGGGGAACTGCTCGAACAACTACTAATACAACTATTAATCCTGGAATATGGTCTTTAGATAATTATGGTCAGATCTTAATTGCAACGGTACACAATGGTAGATCGTTTGAATGGTCTCCTATATCTTTAAGCGGGGGTGCACTTACCACAAGAGCAACCAGTATTGCTAATAACCCTACAGCATCTGTAATGACAATTGTTTCAGATAGAGATCGACATTTATTTCATTTAGGCACTGAAACAACAATTGGGTCTCCAACAACACAGAATAAAATGTTTATTAGATTTTCTAATCAAGAGGATAGAACGGATTATCAGCCTACTTCAGTTAATACAGCAGGGACTTTTCAACTTGATTCTGGTTCAGAAATAAGATCAGCGGTGCAAGGTAAAGATTATACTTTTGTTGGGACAGATACATCTGCTTATGTTATACAATTTGTAGGGCCTCCTTTTACTTTTTCAATAAGACAAGTTGGATCGAACTGCGGTGTTATTGGACAGAACTCTATGGTATTTGTGGATACAACAGTGTATTGGATGTCTGATGAAGGTGGATTTTTTGTCTTCGATGGATCCGTAAAAAGAATGACGTGTCCTGTAGAAGATTTTGTATTTAAAACAACAGGAACTAATCCAGGTTTAAATTTTAATGCGGGGCAACAAGTGTATGCATCTCACAATAGTTTATTTAATGAAATAACATGGTTTTATCCAGATGCCTCAAGTACTTTTAATAATCGAATGGTAGTATATAATTATTTAGAACAAACTTGGGTTACAGGAACATTAGCAAGAAGTTCTTATGCAGATCAAGCTGTATTTGACAAACCTTATGCAACTAAGTTTACACAAAACAGTGCACCTAATTTTCCAACTGTAAATGGTATTAGTTCATCACAAGGCAAGTCTACTTACTATGAACACGAAACAGGTGTAGATGAAGTAGATGCTAATGGAAATAAGACAGCTATTTCAGCATTTATTGAATCTGGAGATTTTGATTTAGATCAAGGAGGAGAAGGAGAATTTTTTATAAAAATAAGAAGGTTTGTTCCAGACTTTAAAGTATTACAAGGTAACGCTAAAGTAACAATGCAATTAAGAGATTATCCTTCTGATACACAATCAAGTTCGCCTTTAGGGCCATTTACAATAACAAGCTCTACAGAAAAAATAGATACTAGAGCTAGAGCAAGACTAGCAGCAATTAAAATTGAAAATGATTCAACTGATGAAAACTGGAGACTAGGTTTATTTAGATTTGACTTTCAACCCGATGGTAGAAGATAATGGCAAAAATTACAGTATATATACCAGAGCCTAAAGAACAGTATGAAGTTACTAACCAAAGACAAATTACTGCATCTTTAGAAACATTAAAGAACCAATTAAATTTTGCTTTTCAAGAAGACTTAAAACAAGAGGTAGAAAGATTTACTTGGTTTAATACAAGGTACGGTTGCTAATGTCTCAAGGATGTAACAACGTTAATGTTGAACCAACTGTAATTGGTGGTGGAGATGGCTCTACTGCTTATGATGCCTTTGGAAGACTAAGAGTATCTAATCCGCTTACTATATTTGACAGTGCTAATGTAATGTCAAAGAATAGTTTATTTGATGAATCACTTACTGGATCTGGAACAGTTACTTATACTGCAAATAAATCTACAGTTAATTTAAATGTAACCACAGCTAGTGGTGATAAAGTCATTAGACAATCTAAAAGAGTAATGTCTTATCAACCAGGTAAGTCATTATTAATATTAAATACATTTGTAATGGCAACTCAAGAATCTGGATTAGAACAACGTGTTGGAACATTTGATGCTAATAATGGAATTTTTTTTGAAGACACAGGAACAGGTTATCAAATAGTTAGACGTACTTATGTAACAGGATCTGCGGTTGATAATGATGTTGCTCAGTCTTCTTGGAATGGAGATAAATTAGATGGTACAGGTGAATCAGGTTATACATTAGATCCAACTAAAGCAACTATTATGTTTACGGATTATGAATGGTTAGGTATGGGAGCTGTAAGAGTTGGATTTGTTATTGATGGTAAATTTATAACTGCACATACATTTTTAAATGCAAACGTTTTAAATACTGTTTATATGCAAACGGCAAACTTACCAATTCGATATGAAATAGAAACAACTGGAACTATATCTGGTGCAGCAGTATTACAACAAGTTTGTTCTACAGCTATGGTTGAAGGTGGTTACGCACCATCAGGAATACAACAAATGATTGGTACAGCTTCTTTAGGTGGAGTTAATTTAACAACTGCTGGAACTTTTTATAATTTAGCAACTATAAGATTAAAATCAGCAAGACCGTATGCAGTTATTGTGTCACAAGGATTTGATGCATCAGCAGTATCTAACTCTGATTTTGAAGTGCAATTAATTTTAAACGCTACACCCTCTGTATCGTTTTCTTATACTAGTTATTCAGATAATGTAGAATATGATTTAACGGGAACAACCACAATTACTGGTGGGACTATTATTGGTAAAGCTTATTTATCAGGGAAAGCCTCTAATTCTATTCAATTTGGAGATGGTTTTAATTTTGAGTATCAGTTAGGACAGACAATTGGAGGTACTTCTGATACACTAACACTATGTGCTAAAGGTGCATCAAATGGTGATGATGTTCTTGGCAATTTAAAATGGGTTGATTTAACATAATGGCAAATATATATAAAAATGCATTCTATGATCCAACGACTACAGCATCTACAACGCTGTATACGGCACCAGCTAATGCAAGAGCGATCATTCAAAACATACAAGTTACGAATGAATCAGGATCTAAGATCTGTAAAACAAAAATAACTGATAGTTCAGCATCGACTACTTATCAAGTAGCTTACGCTAATATTAGCGGCCCTACAATTTGTAATTTAGCAAAAGGGCCTATTATACTAGAAGAAAATGACTCAATTGCACTTGAATCTTCGACCACGGATGCTATAAGTGCTGTTGTGTCCATTTTAGAAATATCAAGAGAAGATCAAAATGGCTAAACAAAAGTTTGTTCATTATGTCCCTAGACCAAAACCTAGAAAGCGTCCAGGTCGTCATAAGAAGAGCCTTAACAAAAACGAAAAAAGAAGCTATAAGAAGTATAATAAACAAGGAAGAGTATGACAAAAACAGTAATAGTTAATGGTCAAGAAGTTCCAGTTCTTCCAGCGAAAGCTGAAGAAGAAGTTTTGAATAAAAGAACAGGTAAAGTCTATGCTAGTAAAGTTGATTTTGATAATGATGTTGCTGATCCCAACACTGACACTAGCGTGGATGATTTACAAATTAACCAAAAAATAACAGTTGCATCATTGGATATATTTGGTAAAACCAAGTAATGTTACCTAAAGGTGGAACCGAGTTACAGCATGGTTTTTTAGACCAATATGCTGATAAAAAATTATTAGATCAAGTACAGATAACTACTTCTGTACCAGAAAAGATTCCCTTACATCCAACTAAACCCAATATACTTTGGCAAAAAAATTCTTACGATCAACCTAATATTGCACCATGGTTTAGTCAGAAAACTAATCATAATAAATATGACTGGTATGTATTTAATAGTAATTGGAATTATGAAAAATTTAGAATGATGTTTGATGTACCAACAGAACGATGTCATGTAATTAAAAACGGTTGTACTAGTTTTCCAATTAGAAAACCTTATAAAAAAGGAGATCCTATTCGAATCATACATCAAAACACACCATGGCGAGGTTTAGCTGTTTTATTAGGTGCAATGCAATTAGTTAAAAATCCATTAATTAAACTAGATGTGTATAGTTCAACACAAGTATATGGAGATGCTTTTAAAGCACATAATGATGAAAGATATATTCCTTTATATAAACAAGCAGCTCAGTTACCTAATGTTAATTACATTGGGTATAGACCTAATAGTTATATTTTAGAAAATTTAAATAAATACAACATGTATGTATATCCAAGTATTTTTGAAGAAACATCTTGTATATCGGCTATTGAATGTATGTCTGCTGGACTTTATTCTATTGTAACTAACTTTGGAGCCTTATATGAAACTTGTGCTGAGTTTCCAATGTATGTAACTTACACTAAAGATTTTAAAATATTGTCACAAACGTTTGCTGCAGCAATTGAAATGGCTGCTGAAACTCTACATGAACAAGCAATACAAGATAGTTTAGATATGCAACAAGCTTTTTATAAAAAATATTATAATTGGGATAAAAGAGCTATGGAATGGAATAACTTTTTATACAATATTATAAATGCAAAAAAGTAAAAATTGGTCTAACGACGACACCTATCAAACAATTAAGGAGATTAATGTGATTTCTCAAGATCCAGCTAAACCGATATGGTTTGAAGAATATAAAGAAAAAGTATTAGATGATTTTAATCTTAATAAAGATAATAAAATTAGATTATGTGTAGGAACTCCTGTTCATTCAGAAGTATCTATTCATTTTACTCAATGTTTATTAGAGATACAAAAAGATTTTATGAAAAAAGGAAACAATGTATCTTTTTTGATGCATAAATCCTCTTTAATTACACAAGGCAGAAATTTAACAGTAGCTTCATTTTTAGAAACAGAAGCAGAATATCTATTATTTTTAGACTCCGATATTGCAATTGGGACTCATGTTATAGAAAAAATGATTAAAGCAGATAAAGATGTTATATGTGTGCCGTACCCATTAAAAAGTATTCAATGGGCTAAGATAAAAGAAAAACAAGAAAGAGGTATGCTAAAAACAAATGATGATTGGGAAACTGCAGGATGTTCTTATCCTGTGCGAATACCTGATGCATCAGAGATAGATGTAAAAAACGGTATTACCGAAATTACACATGCTCCTGCTGGTTGTTTATTAATTAAAAGATCTGTCTTTGATAAATTAATTGAACTACATCCAGATAGAAAAATAAAACAAAAGTCAGTAATTAATGGTCAGTATGAAGAAAAACAATTTTATTATAATTTTTTTGATACTATTCATGATAAAAAAACACAAACTTATATGGGTGAAGATTTTGGATTTTGTAAATTATGGACGGATGCTGGTGGTAAAATATTTGCTGTAGTAGATGAATATATTATGCATGTTGGAGAACATCAATATATTGGTCGTTATATGGATGAGTTTGTAAAACGTGACTAAATTATATTTAACATCACCGACCACGGGTCAAGTAGATATTCATTACATGAGATCTGTATTCTTACTACAATCTGAATGTAATAAAAGAAAAATACCTATTACATTACACTTACACAAAAGTTCTATTGTAACTTTTGGTCGAAATGCATGTACTGCAGCTTTCTTACATTCTGACTGTACCCATATGTTATTTGTAGATACTGATATTCAATTTAATGAACAAGACATATTTAAAATGATTGAAGCAGATGAAGAAGTCACTTTAATACCTTATCCAATGAAATGGATAGATTGGAAAAAAGCAGGAGAATTATTTAAAAATAATAAAATACCTATTAATAAAGGTGGTTATCATTTTCCTATAAAAGTATTAGATGAAGATAACTTTCATTCTGTAGGAGGTTGGATGGAAATAGAACGAGGCCCTGCAGGTTGTATGTTAATTAAAAGGGAAGCTATAGAACGTATGATTAAATACTATCCAGACCTTAAAGTTAGACAGAATCATTTGATTAATGAAACTGTTAAAAACATGGAACATTCTTACAATTTTTGGGACACTCAATTCGTTAAAGAAACAGGCCAGATAATAGGGGAAGACTTTGCCTTTTGTGACCGTTATAGGAAGGCAGGAGGACGTATATTTGCCTTAATAGACTCTGAAATAACTCATCATGGTAACTATCCTTTCCGAGCCAAGTTCATTGACGAATGCAGTAAAATTGAGTAAATTTACATAAATACGTATTTACAGGAGCTAAATAAAATATGAATCCAGTTTTAATGGCAGCACTTATATCGGGTGGTATAAATGCATTACAAGGTAAAAGAGGTTCTGA